GCTTTGTTAATTCTGTTCTGTGCAAGAGTGGCTCTTTTCTCTATATCTGATTGATCTTTAGCCTTCTCTTCGACTTGAGGAGAAACTTCAAAGTCTTCCTTGATTTCATCCTCAGTTACAGGGGTAACTTCTTTGTTTTGATCTAAATCAATGTTTACAGATTCTTCCTGAACCTCATCCTCTACTCTTTTGTGTTCAGGGACTGCGGCTTTTTCTATTTTTTCATCTGTAATTTCTACATCAATGGTTTCTAATTCTTCAATGTTTTGTGCTTCTTCTGCCATTATTTGCTCCTATAAAGATTTAATATCGTCCGGGTTTAAGATGGTTGCTATCACTTCATCATCATTAATAATTCTAACTTCGTGATCGTCTTCCAATCTGAATCTAGTTCCAGCGTATCTACCTATCAGTATCCAATCTCCTTTTTTACACCAAGGGTCGTCACCAAATTTATTTTGGTTTTGATAAGCTAGGGGTCCAACTTTTAACACATAGCAAATGACTGTAGACAAAGCTTCTCTGTCTACTGTTTCTTTTACTAATTGGATTCCAGCTTCTGTAACTCCCTTTCCTTTATAGGGTAAAACCAACAAACGCCACCCTGATGGGCTTGGCATTCTGTCTAGTAGGGATTTATTTAGTAGCTCTGGATCAAGAACTCTTTCTTCTTGTGTTACAAAAGCTTTGTCTAGTTCTGAAGATTCTTCTAGATCGTCTTTTGCAATGTTTTCTTTATATTCTTCAAATTTTGTTTTTGCGACTTTTTCATTCATCGATTTTATCCATATGCAGCGTTTCTCTTAAATCTTCTCTGAGAGAGCGAATCGCTGATAACTCCCCCATTAGGTATTTGTAATCCTCCATTGATTTTATATTGCCACTCGCAATTATGTCAACTGCGTTCTGTTCTCTTTGGTCTAAGGTCTTAAAAAAATATTCTGCTAAATTTACAGCGTCCATTGGCTCTCTCCTGCCTATGTTGGTTTATCTTTCTCTAGGATTTACTCGCATGATTGGTCTTGTTAAGCTTGGTCTACCGCCAAGCGTTGGAAGTGTTGGAAGTTTTGAAGACGGTAACGATGGCATAGAAGACATCGGTTGAGGTACAGTTGGAGCAACAGGTGTTACTGGCAGAGGAGGAGATAGAGGAGGAGGTGTTGAACCAGTAGTTCTACCATCTCGTAGTGATCTAATTTTGCGATCAAAAAGTTGGTCTGCTAACTTTTCAGGATATACAAATCCTTGTGCAAAAGCTTCTCCGTAATTAGGCCTGAGAGCATCTACGGCAAAAGATGGAGTGCTACTTATTACTTGTGGAGCTGGAGATGGTGTAGTAACAGGTGTTCTTTTTGGTGTTGGAGTTGTTGCACCACCTGTATCTTCATACTCTAAAAATTTATCTCTAGCCCTATCTGCTTCTTCTTTATTCAAATAAATATAAGGTTTAGCTGAATCAGGAACTCTACTATAACCTTTAGTAGTGCTACCAGATTTTCCTGTAGTTGGATCAAAATAATGAAATGTCATTGAATCAATATATTCTCCGCCTAATGCTCTTCTGCCTAAATCACTATAAGCAAAAGGATCATACTTTGGCTGTGGAGTAGGTTCTGGCATTGGCATTGGTCTTACCGGTCCCGGATCAACAGGTAGTGTTTCTTTAGGTTGTTCTATCGGCACTCTAGGCGGTGCGGGTTGCGGTGCTTGAGGAGGACTAGGCATAGGCATTATTGGCCTTTCGTATGGTCTTCTAAAATTATCTCCTATAGGATCTGGTCTTCTGTCAGTAGGCATGAAAGCTTGTTCTGGCTGAACAGGAGCTTGATAGCCTTCAGGTGTAAAGAATGCTGGACCTCCAACAACTAAACTAGGTCTAGGTTGCATGGGTTGTGGAGGAGCTGGCATGGGCTGTATACGCTCTACCTCACCAAACTGTTGGTTTTGAAACCCTGGTGCTACAGGAGGTGTTGCCATTAATATATTCCGCTAAACTTAGTTCCTCTCAAAGCAGCTTTGCCACCACGAGATTTACCTGCTCCATATGGTTTAGGTGCACTACCATTAGCTACATCTTCTGGTCCTGAGTAATTCACAGTACCTTGATCTTTAATAGTAACGCTTGATTTAACGCCTTTTACTTTTTCCATAGTATTACCTTCTAGTTTTAAATCTACTTTTTCTTTTTAGGCCTACCCTTTTTCTTTTTGGGTTTGCTTTCTTTAACAACTTTTGCGAGGACTTTCTCCGCTTCTTTGTCGGCTTTTTTCGCAATTTTCTCGATGTCGATATTTGCATTTTCATTGACGCTCTGTTGATTGGCATTGATTCTTTGCTCCTCTTCTAGCTTCAGTTGTTTTTTATGTAATTCTGCTTGTTCTTTTCTAATTGAACTCATCTGTTACCTCTCATAATATCCATTGCTTTAAATTGTGCAGCTTGATCTATCCTTTCTCTAGCTATATCGTCCTTCATGATAGCAATATCTTTCTGAATAGCCAAACGTTGTTCTGAAAGTTTGTTATTCTCGATAGCTCTCATAGCATCAAACTCTTGTTTCTGAGCAAACTCTTCACGTTTACGTTGCACGTCATCAGCTTTGATGTCTAGTTCTTTTCCTCTCAATTCAACCAAAGGATCTGGCTGTGGTGGAGGTGGCATAAACAAGGCATTGATTTGTTCTGTAAGTTCTGAAACAACTGCTGCTATATCTTTGGCAACGTTCTCTTGCAGTTTCTGTTGATACCCCATACCTATTTCTGGTGGTAATTGTTGTATCTGTTGGAAAGTTGCTTGGAACTCAGGATCCTGTGCATTCTGTTGATCCACAATTTCAGCAGCTCTAAATGAAATATGCTGATAGATATGTGCTTGTATCAAAGATAACACCATAGGATTTGCTTGTGCAGTTATCGTTCCATACAAAGACAAGTGACTGTTGATATGTGCATCGTGATCTTGTCCAGCAAAAGCTTGTGCTGGCATACCAGCAATTAGACTTGCATTTTCATTAGCAGGATCAACAGGTTGCGGTTGCGGCGGTGGAGGCAACAACTGTTCTATATTTTGCACACCCATAGAAGAATACATTCTTCTGTAAGCTTCGTATATTCCTTGCGGACCGTGAATCTCTGGATTGCTTTGTACTGTTCTCAATAGTTCTTGAGACATCATGACTCTTTGACTCATCGAGAAAGTATTTGGATCTGATACAGGTAATACATCTACTCTATCATCAAAGTCCATCGCCTTGATCATTTGATTGCCATTTGCAGTATTGTAGGGATATGAAGGCGGTAATGATTCTGAAAATACTTTTGCTAGTATTTCAAACTCTATTCTTTGGCTTGAATGTAGTCTTTTGTGGATTGCACTCATTACACGAGTACCACGCTCCAACAAAGCAACCGTTGTACCTACAGGTGCATTTTGATTAGCATCACCTATTTGCATATCAGCGATAGATGCGAAACGCCTACCACTATCTACCAAGATCCCTAGGAGAGAGAGTAGGGTTTGACTCGGTTCCTTAAAAGGTAGCGGAACAAAAGCGTCTCGCAAACTACCACCGGGAGCGTCCATATCTCTGAACTCTCCAGGTTGTAAAGGTTGATCATCATTACGTATGCGGATTCCTCTAGCTTTAAATCCAGCAGGTAAATTGGAAAGCGTTCCAGCATCTATAAGCTGACGCAGTATAGATGTTGAAGCTTTTGATAATCCACCAATCATGTGAGTCAAACCGAAGCCATAGAATCCTAGACCTGGTAAAAACTTATAGTGAACAAAATAATTAATCCTTTGTTTTAAAGGATCGTCTTCTCTGTAGTTTCTTCTAACAGATAAAACCTTATCGTTAGCTATAGTTACGATATATGGAAGTTTGATTCCTGTCTCTTCGCCTTGTGCGTTAAGATCTTCAAATCCCGGTATATCTAATTCTGTGTGTATCTCATAGACTTTACAGGTATCGTCATCATTATAACTGGGACTTATACCTTGTATTTGATCTATTTCTTCTTGAATATCATCAGTATCTTCTGCCAACATGTTTCCAGAATCTACGTTTACATCGCTGTAAAAACCTATCTGTTGTAGTTTCTTGATGTCGTTTATGGACATATTGATTACGTGAGTAATCCTAGTAGCACTGTGTAAATCAGTGGCAGCGTAAGGCACAATCAAATCTTCACTTGGTATGAACTTAGATACAGCTCTACCCATGTTTTGATCGTAGTAAATCTTTCTAAAAGCAGACCCAGACAAAGGCAGATAAAACAACATTTGATCCGTTTCAGGATCGTATTCTTTCATGACTTGCATCAACTGGTAGTTCATGAACTCTTGCACACGAGAAGCTTGTGCTTCGCTGTCAGGAGTAGTCATGCCCAATACCTGTGTCTTTACTGGTCCTTGAGATGGTAGTAATTCGTTATAGGCTTGCGCTTGGAATTGAGTTACGGATTCTGCTAACAGAGGGTGCATCACGCCTGAAGCACCTTCAAATGGTTGTGCTCTCTCTTCTGTCTTCATGCCTAAGAACTCAAGGCCGTCACGATAAGTGTTTTCCCATTCAGAACGAGAGTCTTTATCTGCATCAACGTTGTCCATCAAATCGTTCTTCAGGACATTGAGTTCAGAATCATCCATCAAATCTGCTAAGTTGGCAGAAAAGTCTGTATCTAATATGGGAGCTGGCATACTGCCAAAAGCAATCGTACCGTCTTCTAGTTCTTCAAATGAATCAAGTTCAGGATCTTCTTCAGTCACATCGACTTCAATATCCATCGACTTGTCACGATTCCTGACTTGAAGCTCTATTTGTTCTTCAGGATCAATTGCTTTGTCTACTTCTGCCATTATCTCTCACCTTTTAAAAAAGCCTTACCATGACCTTTGATAGCTAAACCGCCTTTTCTTTTCTTAACAGGCTTAATAACTTTTAAGGTTGAACCACCATGAACATCATCAAGAGCTTTTTGTATTTCAGGAACATCAGACTTATACGCCTGTTTTCCTTTACGGTATCTTTCCTTTTCTTCCTTAGTAGGCTTAGATTCCTTAATTTCTTTAACAAGTTTCTTTATTAAAGACTTGGCTATTTTTCTAGGCACGATCTACCTTTTAGAATTCATGTAGGCTTTACCTAGCCCTTTGGTAGCCATTCCGCCTGCTTTGAATTTTTTAGGTCTAGCATTAGCCATACCGCCAGCTTTTTTAGTGGTTGGTTTCTTCTTACGTCTTCTAATGAAATCAATAGCACCTTTATCGCCACCGAACTTTTTGTCTGAACCTAAAAGAACTTTCTTAACGCCTTGTCCTAATCTGTTCAACGGACCTCTAGCTTTACCTTTTCTGTTCATGTATTGCCTGAGTTCGTTAGCATCGTAACCTTTTCTTTTAAGATCGTCTTTGGTTACAGCAGTGTAGTCTTTTCCTTTATAAGTAAACTTAGTTCCTTCACCTTTCTTACGAGCTGCTCTAAAAGCTTCTCCAAAAGTTACTTCAGATGCTTTAGATGCTGGTTTCTTTTTGCTAGTTACAGCTAACGCTGTTAGTCCAGCTGCGGGTGCAGCTGCCGCTGCTTTTACAGCTGTAGGTACTTTACTGGCTCTTGCATTTCTTCTTCTAGCTGTTGGACTAGCGATAGTTTTTGCTGCTTGAATATTACCTTTTGCCTTGTTGGTAGATCCTTTAGGTCTTCCACGTTTTGCGGGTGTTGCAGATTTTGTTTTTGCTTTAGGTGTTTTTTGAGCACCTACGGTTCCTTTCTCTGGAGCACCGCTGATTACTTGTTTCTGTGGTGCGTTAGGATTGGGCTTAAATTTCTTAGCTGTTTTCTTAGCTGTTTTCTTTGCTACCTCTTTAATGATCTTTCTGGCCATATTGTTACCTCTCAATAATATATTCGTTCTCTGGGTACTGGCTCATCGTCCTCTTCGTCTGACGCTAATCTAACGAAGTTACCCTGACGAAATCTCAGTATAGCTTGAGTTGTCGAATCTACAAAGTCATCGTGTTCACCGAATGGAAAGGATGCACATTCTTCGATAACTTCTTCTGCGAAGATAGCATCTGGTGCCCAAACCATTCCTGCTTCAAACACTGGTGAAGCAGAGTGAACCCTTGTAACTTTGTCCTTCCCTTTGGTCGGTCTATAGTTCACCACCGGGATTCCCATCATCCGCAACTCGTGCGTCAAAGGTGTACCACTTGCTTGCGATTCTACCAACACAATATCTGGTTGCCAATATATAAATTCATCGTAGGCTGTGGTCTTCAAATCAGGGAAATCCCACCGCCCTCTTTTAGCATCTAGCAATATAATCGACTCAGGTGCACCGTCACT